GTGGATAGGCTCTCTCTATTAAGAATTGTTCCCATTAAGCTGCGACACGCCGGGCTGGTTGACATGTGCTGTGTTGTGTGCTACGTGAGTGTGTGCGTGAAAGAATTGTCGTGTTTTTTGGCGTGTCGTGTTTGTGTACGTGCTATATTGTAGGTATCAACAAAAAAACAGCATAAAAAAAGGAGCAGAAAAATGATGAAATTAAGTGCCTATGTTATCGAGTTGCCTGATAATGCGTATAAGGTCGGTATCGAGGGTGTATATACGGGAATTGTGTCGGGTAATGATACTTTTGATTCTGCACTTGCTGATGTCATTGAACGCATGTTGTCTTATGATTATGATTATGAAGAGGTCGCCCAGGCGGTGACTCGTAAGGGTCGTTGCTGTCGTGTGTATGTTGTTACGGTTGATAATGGTGATGACTGATATTCGTAGTATTGAGTGTGATTAGTTTTTTGAGTGATAACAATATAGCCCGGTAATATTACCGGGCTATATTGTTATCCAACCACCTTAGTAGTGGCGAAATATATTTTGTTGGTATCGGGTTCGATTACAGTATCGGATATTTGTATACCGCGTGCGTTGCCGCATGCGATTAGGTTTAGCACGCACCCGCCGTTACGATATTGCACTATGTCATTAGGGCCTAGTGATGTCGTAACCATGTATGTGAAGGATGCGCAACGGTCTGAGCATTCTATCTGTACACCAGTGTTGGTTATGGTTATTTTTCCTGTTTGGGGTACTCGGAGGCCACCGAAACCGGTTGGCATTAGTTTGAAACATGTGTAGTCGCCTGTGATTACTAAATATCCAGTTAGTCGTAATTGTCCGTGTTCGGCATCGTTTAGTGTTGTGGATATTTTTATCGTGTTGGGTTTGGTTATCATTGTAGCGACTTCAAAAACACTACATATCTGGTTTATTGTTGCGAATTTTGGTTTAAGCGAGTTGTCTTCTATTTCCACGGTTTGTGCGATTTTTGCGGTGTGTCCGCCTATTGTGTGAGGGGTCGCGTTACTTGCAAACGATATCCAGCCGCCCCAATTTAGAAATGATGTCGCGTCGTCATTGCAGATCGAACGGGCGCATGCCCATAGATTGCCTTCGTTGTCAAATTCGCCGGCCTCGTATTCGCCGATGCGTCTCGACATGAGTAGATCGGTGGCCATACAATTGTACCATTGTAGTGTTTTGGTGCGTACGTCGTAGAGGTATGCGAACATGCGTGTTGTGTATCCGAAGATCTTGTTGTTGTATGCGCTGATGCCCTGTCCCATGAAGTCCGTACCCGTTGGGCGGGTACCTATGATAGTGGTGCTGTAGTCGGTCATGCTTATTTCGTAGATGTTCGGGTTGTTGCGGCATATGCAATATACTTTGTTGGTGATCGGGTCTCTTGTGATACCGGCTATGCCGTGTAGCGGTATGGGTATGTTGACGTTGTTGTTGAAATTGTTATCGTACGCCAGTATGCCGTTATAGTCGTTTGTCCCGTCTAGCGTGATGGGTGCGAGCCATATAGGCGTATCGGGCGTGTCGCTTATGTATGCCATATCGTTGAAGTGGCCGGCGTTGATTGTTTTGTTGGTGGTTATCGTGTTGCTGGCCATATCAACGATTACGATTTTTGGTTGTCCGCCGGTTGCGGTGATGTTATTGCAGCCGAAATACACGATGTCACCATGTTTAAGTGTTGACTGTGCGCCGTAATTATGTGTGATGAATCGTGCTTGTATGGTCATGCCTGTGACTGTGGATATATCGCCGGTGCTTGCGTCATAGATGTTGTGTAGTAGTTTTTTTGCGTCCGTCGGGTTACTTGCGTTAAGCGCGACTAGTGTTTGATTGACGTTGTCTGTCCAGTTTTGCGCTTTTTCATCGGTATTCCACTCGATTGCGTTGAAGCGGTTAAGTGCGTTATTCGCTTTTTCGGTTGTAACGGCGAGATCGCTTGCGGTGGTGTCTATTTTGTTTTTTAGGGTGCTTGCGGTGTTGCTGTCGGTTACGCCCAGTGCTGTAAGATTGTTGTTTATGGTTTGTGTTTCCGCTATCGCTTGTTTGGCGTTGTTGAGTGCGGTGGTTGCGTTGCCGTTGATCGTCAGGAGTGTGTTATCGATCGTGCGTATTGCGTTGTTGTATTGGTCGGTCAACGCGGCGGGGTCGCCGGTGTCGTATAGATCGAGATTGAAATTATCGGTTGTGCTTGCCATGTTTAGGCCTCCTTGCGGGTGTCGGTTGTGTGGTGTATTTGTATCTGTATGTCGAGCTGGTGCAGTTTTTTGTCTATGAGTTGCATACTGCGGTTGTATGCGTCGCGTAGGTCTGCCACTGATCCCGTGTCGTATAGTGGCAGTTGTATGAATGGTGTGGTGGGCATGGTGTTTTTCCTTTACTGTATGGGCGGGTAGGGTTCGCCGGTTTGCGGATTGGTTACGCGCGGTGTCGGGTTGTTGAATATTGTGAGGTTGCCGATTGCGGCGGTTTCGTCGGTGCGGTGTTTTGCCATGTCGTCGACTGTCTTGGTGGCGACCTGATTGACGCGTGCGCCGAACACCGCGAGTTCTCGATACATGTTGCGCATGGCTATCTTGCTGTCTACATAGGTGCCTTGTGTAGGGTCGTAGATCACCATTTTATCGCCAACATGCTCAAGATTGTCCAGCAATGCCGCTAATGTTTTTTCCATCGCGCTGACACGTGTTTCGACGCGGTTTTCAAACGTTTGCATGTCCGCACTCAGTGTGTTGATCGCGGTTGCGAGCGTGTCGAAATATGCCGTGATATGATCGTATTCGCATGCCAGATGCTTTATGATTTCCTCTGTGCTTTTTGCATCCCAGTAGAACGCCGGTATTACGGGCGTGTACGGCCATACGCTGTACAAGGGTAGCGGGAACATGTGTATTTTGCCTCCTAATAGTTGTTTATGTTGACAGTCCACAATGGACTGAAACATGTGTCCAGGTGCTCCAATAGTAGCACGTCGATATCCACGTAATCGCCTTGGCGTATCGCCTTGACCTTATCCATGTAGTTGCCGTTGGTCACGGTCTCATACTCCATGTCTGTGGCATTGCTTGCGTAATCCTGACCGGTTGCAAGCTGCGTCGCGGGGAAATCCGAGAACACGGTTCGCGTCTTGTGCCACGTGTCGGCATCCGTCATAAATATTCCGGGGTTTCCGGCTGCAAGCTCGTAGAGCGGTTTGAGTACGGGCATTATTTCGGCGATGAGCCGCAACAGGTGCCGCCGCCATCTGCCCGGCGGCATTACGCCTAGCTCGCGGTCATAATATCGGTTCTCGATCTTTGCGCAGCATCGCGTGTATTGTGTGTCGTCGTATGCGTCATCACGCCATGACCATTGCGGCGTTGTCCAGTCAATGCCACCGGCTACGAGCAGTTCCCCTAAGGTGATCGTTGTCACGGCGTGATAATCGGGTGCGGTTTCGCCCGGAACAAACGGCGATATCATGTCAGATGTCTCCATTGTCGTTGTCCTCCAGCGTTTTGATGTTGGTCATGTAATTATAGTTTTGGCTTATGTTGTCCTGATTCCATACCACCTCGATGGGTGCATCCAGATATCGCGCGAAACGCCTGTTGAGTATGTCGCATGCGGCTCGGCGTTCCTCAAGCTCGGACAGTGCCCGGAGGTCGGTGGGTTCACCGTAATCGTTTATCTCATCCGCCGTCTGCCGCTCCATCTTCATGGGCAAGTTCTTGATACCCAGCGACTGATAAAAAGCGTTCCACGTGTTTTGTATATCGTTCTGTATTTCCATGCCGATATATTGAACGTTGGTCTTTAGCACTTGCGCCTTCATCGAGTCCGTGAAACCGGGCGTTGCCATGATAGCCATCTCTCCGCCTGATATTTGCTTGATGACGTTAACCCCCGCTGTTTGCTGACCCGCCGGGACTTCCAGAATGAACGGTGTTTTCTGGTGAAAACGGTTCTGCCGGCGCGTCATGTACAGATCTTCAATCTCATGCGCGAAAAACTCAAGCGTTGGCACCAACGGCGTACGTGCCTTATTGCTATAGATAAAGACCCCGTTGGAGTTGTTTACGTTGAAATGCCACCCGTTTAGCCCGTAGGATGTCCATTTCTTCGGGCGGTAATACACGTTGAAGTCGGAATTAACAACGGCTTGCGTGGAAAAGAACACACCGGGCTTGCTATGCGGATAGGCGATCGTGGCATATCCGTAGTACAGCAGATTGTACTCCAGAAACCATGCGTTGCACGTTTTGGGCAGATTGAGCCACTTGAAACGTGACAGTGCAATATTGAGCATCTGCGAATAAGCCATATAATACGCCTGTGTGTTGAGTTGCTGCGACTGCTGCCACACCGGCAGCCCTTTTTCCCCGATGCTCGCGCGGGTCGGCGGGCACTTATGCGTGCGTTTACGTCCCATATATAACACCTTTTTTGCTAGTTGATGTTCGCGGCGAGATAATCGCCGCCTATTTCGGTGGGGTCACTCCAGATTGTAACACCCGCCGCGAATCGGGCACGTATCGTGTCCAGTGCGTCGTTGGGGGCGATGTCGTTGGTGAGCCACACATCGTCTGCCCTCCAATACGTGTAATGTCTGCACGGCGTGAGATCCGGTCTGTTATAGAGTTTGTTGCTTGCTATGCCGTATCGCAACATATACATGCCAGCTTGTATTAGTGCGCTTTTGGATTGCGTGCGAACCTTGACGACATACGCCCTTTGTGCCATTTCGTCCGCCCACGGGTCACCCGTGTACGCGCCAACGGGTGCCGGCGGCTGATTGTACATGTCACGATACGTGTTCGTGGTGCTGTCACGTGTTGTGAGCATGCTGCGTTTGGCGTTGCCGATCGTCTGGGCACGGGTCGCGTCGGCGTTGGCGTTGCCGGTGTCCGTCGTCGCGACCGCGTTGGCATTAGATGCGGTTATGCTGTTTGCGGTTATTTCCGTACTAGCCTTGTTGTTTGCATTCGTGGTGTCGGTTGCTAGTTTCTGTTGCCGGGTGGTTTGCTGTACGGCAAACCATTCTGCGTGACTGGTTAGTTCACGGTTCTGTGTTCGGGCTAATTCCGCTTTATTGAACAGTGCCGTGTTCGATGCGTCGAATATCGCTTTCTGGTTAGTGATTGCAAGCGCTGAGTTATAGCCGGACAACCCTACGTTTATGCCTGTGGTGGCAAGGGTTGACATCGCACCTATGGCAAACGGGGCGGCTGCGCCGCCTGTGGCCGCTGTGGTCGCGCCGCTCGCCGCGATGCCCACAATCGCGCTACTGGCGTTCGCCACCATAGATGACACATTAGATAATGCGTTCTGCGTCACACCCGCGTTAAACGTCGCTTGTGCCACGCTCTGATCTTCAATGGCGTCGGAAAGTATCTTAGTATTGACGCTTATCAAGTCGTCATCCATTTGTGTTTGTGTATACTTAAGCATGTCGTCAGCCGCTGTGTTGTTGAGATTTTTAACGTCGGTGCGCAGCGTGTTACCTCGCGCGGTGTTGGTTGCTTGTGCGGTGTTGGTGCGTGCTGTGTTCGACCGCATCGTGTTATTACTGCGGTGCGTGTTTGCTTGTGCGGTGTTGGCTGCTTGCGCGGTGTTTTCATACGCGGTTATCGCGTTCTCGCGGTTTTGTCTGATCGTGCGATTATAGTTCGCTCCGCGATATGCGTCGATATTACGTCTTTGTAGCGCATACGTGGGGATATCGTACGATATGAGCGTTGTGAGCGCGTCCGCATTGGGCAGATGTCCGCTTATGGTCTCGCCTGTGAGGTTGCTCACGGCGATAGTGGTGCTGCCGTCCGCACCGTATCCATCCAGATACGCGACCTGTCGCACGAGCGGATACGCAACGGATACCAACGTTCGCACGCTGAGCCGCCCGCAATCCTCGATATTGATCGTGGTTGCCTTACCCCACGTGTCCGTGATCTCCAATACGCTGTACGGCGATAGGTACAGTTTGGCCACGTCGGCGACTTCAGGCGGCATATCGAAATCCTCCGGGGTCAACGTGATGTCGCTTAATGTGCGCTCCGTGTCTATGACGGTCATCCATGCGACACCGTTGACCATGACGGGCGCACTGGTACCGCGAACGCACATGTCCGCGGACACCACGAAGCAGGCGCCTATGCCCGAAGTGATATGCGGGTAGTACGCGAACAGATCATTAATGTATTCGCCGGTTACGTCGCTTGCACGTAGCGCGAACACAGTCCAGTTGTTCGGGGTGCGTCCGCGCTGTGACGCATAGGACGTGCCGAGCGTACGGCACCCGCTCACGTCTATGCCAGCGGTGCCCCACGTCCATGATGACACGACACCGTCGTTCGCTCCGTAGACGGGTTCGGTGGCGGCTATGTCGGCACCGCGCGTGCGTGCCATCTCCTCCAACCTGATCGCGCCGAACGCGCACGCGAAACATATATATTTATCGCCGCCGGTCAAACTGGTGCTCTTGGTATTGGTGATACGATTGTTCGCAGCACCGTAATTGACATCCGGCGCAAGCATGTCGACACTGTTTTCGCGCGGGTTGGTCAATAGATTTGCGGGTGTCATCCCGACCAACGGCGCGTGTCCCCGAGCCAGCAACAGGCCGTTTACCGTCGTCGTATTGATGTAGTCCGTCCACATGTCGCGTTGCAATACGACGGTGGTCGTATTGGGTGCCTCCGCCGTAATATCCGTGATGTAATAGTGATATCTTGTCTGGCAGTCCGGTTGCTGTAGCGGTGATTGCAGTATATCCGGCGTAAAATCGACCACAATATAGTTATAACGTTGAGCCGTCATGTACGGCACTGGTATTTTGATGCCGTCCGTGTCGGCGCGGGCGATATACATGCTGGTGTCAAGATGCACGGTCTCGCCGTCCAGTGCGTCGAACCACGCATCACGCTCGGCATCGTCGCGGAACTTAACGGCATCGTGGCCGTCGTTACGCCATTTTACGTGACATAGTTTTATCTTGGTTTTCGGTGTCCACATATTATAATCGTATGTGTTGGCGTACTGATCATACACGTGTACGTCAGCGCCGGGAAACGCTGTGGCATTATCCAAGTGCGGAAATTTCATATATACCTCTTTTTTCGCAAAATAAAATCGGGGTGCCGGTGTTACCCGGTACCCCGATACTAGCATGTTACGACGCGCTGCGCACTATTTTACGGTGAACGTGCAAGTCGCCTTGTGCGTCGTCGTCTCGTCGGTCGGGTTGACGTATGTCGCCGTACCCGTCACCGTGATAATGTCGCCTGCCGTCAGGCCGTCGCGCTGCACGTGCAAACGAGCCTGATCATCGACGAACGTGTTGACGTTGAGGTCAAACGCCGCGCCGTGCGCGTCATCGCCGCTTGCGGCGTGGTTCGCCGCCACCTCGTACGTCGCCGCGTCCGGTGCCGCCTGAATGGCGGTGCCGGTGGGTTCCACCGTCGCAGTGAGTTTCGGGGTAAGCTGTACCACGTCGCCCGCCTTGACATCGCCCGTTTCCGGGGTCAGTGTGAAGCCGGTCACGGTCTGAGTCACAACCTTAATGGAGGTGCCCTCGTCGGTGGTGAACAAGGCACACGGCGTAAACGGCGACACGCCATAAATGCCCCAGTGGTTGAGATACAGCGTGTTGGAAAGTGTTTGCGGATTATAGAACTGAGTAGTGCCGTACAGCGTATCGCGAACCTGATACCAATCGTTCGATACAAGCAACGCCACCGCGCCCGGAATACCAAGACTTGGTACTTGGATAATACGATAGGGGACATCCGCCTTATCCAGCTGAAACACCGCAGAAAGTGCGTCGACATCGAGCGAGGCGAGATATTCAGGCTCGATCAACAACACCATTTGTTGAGGATTGGCATATGCCGGAATGTCAGTTACATTCAGGGCATTATATTGAGTACTCGGGAACTGCATACGTCCGGCGGTTGAGCGCAATGCCTTGAGCAACGTCTTAGCGGTGGTTTCGTCGCTCGGCACCGCATCGAGATGCACCCGGTAGAAACCAAGATTTCGCTCGTAATGCCGTATCAGCGCGAGCATTATATTCATCTCGTCGTAATTGTCGCTGCTTCGCGGGGTCTCCATGATCTGCGCAACGAAACGGTTCAGGCCGAAATCATCCACGAATGCCTGACGAAGTTCGTCATCCGTCCACGATATAGGGTACTGATCGCGGCGATTCTGTTCGTAGAACCACACGGCGGCTTCTGGCCGGTGCATCTTCAACAGCTCTGTGGCATCGTCCTTGTACCCGTGCGCCTTGATCCACTTCACTGCGATTTCCTGCACCGTCGAACCCCAATACAGGTTTTCTTTTTTGAAAACGTCAAGGGGGTTTTTAAACGGTTCGTTCTGCGCCATCACCGTGAGGCCGATACGATTGACCATACTCCACACGCAATCATTGAGATATTGTCGGTTCATTGGGTCGAACAGGTATCGCATGGTGTTCGCGACACCGGTCTGTGTGGCGCTCGGAATGCGTTGCTGATAGTCGTCGGTGCCCTTCAGTCGCACCTTGTCCAATATGGTCGCGTTATCCACTGCCATAACATCCTCCTATAGTATTAGAGTGTGTAATCGAGGTTTTCCAAGTCGTCCGCAGCGGCCTCGGCGATGGCCTCCGCCACGTCGTCCGTTTCTTTAACGGTCGCCCCGTTTTCGACCATCTGCGCCACGGAGTCGGTGAAATTATCATAGATGCCGTCTATGCGTTCGTTCATCGCGTCGAGCTTGTCCAGTACGCGTGCGAGCATGTCGCGGAGATCGTCGAACTCGCCTACACGGTGCGCTTCGTCGGGGGTGAGGTCATCGCGCTCGGCGGTGTCCCTTTCCTCGGTGGTTTCGTCATCCATTATTTTTTCCTTTCATATATGAAAAAGTCGTACCGGCGAACGAATACCGAACCGGCACGACTTAAGAATAGCATACTTGTGACATGTTTCATAACGGTAATCGGCGCGCTTTTCCCTCACGGCCACATCGTCGCCGGAGTCAACCGTGGTTATCAACGATGCGTTTTAGCGACACCACTATGGCACCTCACGTACACCATGCTTATTTTACACCGAAATTCCTGAGCATTTCAAACATGGCGTGTTGCGTTTCCAACATGTCATATCTCAAATATCCTAACGCGTAATACGATGTAAGATTCTTAATCAACTCCTTCGCCATATTCGCAGTGAGGTAGTTCAGCCTGTTATCATCTCGCGTGAGTGCAAAATATGGCACATGTGTACCGCCGTCGTATTTCGCGGAAAGAAAAACATACCCACAACGCATATCAACATATACGCCATATTCCCGCCGAAACCACCGGAACACATAAGTGAGTTTCGCGTGCTTATGCGGTTTTTCGATGAAATCGGTATCAAATTGCCGAAACTTGTTTTTCGCCGTCATATCATCATTGTTTTTCAACATGCGCCCCGCAACGGTGTTCTTCGCCTTTTGCCTGGCATAGTCATCGTCTCGCACGTAATCAAACAGACACGTTTTGCCGTCAAGCCATTGCAAACCATACTCGGGATTGAGGGGCACTTCATAGCGCTGGAAATACGGATTGAACGCGTCGCAAGCATTGCCCAGAAGAAATATTCTTGGTTTGCGTAGCTCGGTATCATCGGCGCGTTCACGCGTCACGGTGTCCACGATCTTCGCCAATTGTTCAAACTCGTTTTTCAAATACGTGTGATATCTATCATCATTATCAATGATAAATTCATCCATGCAAATGTTGCGCACGCTCACGTATGTGTTTTTCTTCTTTCGCTGTTGCATGGTCAAGGGTATAAAATAACCGCACACCCGCCATGCATCTTCTTTTTTGCCGGTTTTCTTCCGTCGTATTTCAGCCGTTTTGTTTGTTGTGCGAAATTCATAATCGGGAAAAATATTATCGTTTATGATACGGTCGAAATAGTCTGCGGCGGCATCGTTGTTTTCCTCGCGAAAACGGGCTATTTCCGCAAAACAATACCCGTTTTTCAAATAATCCTCTATCATGTATTTCCTCATGCCGTAGGTTTTACCCAAACCGCGTGCGCCGATAATCATATTAACGTCTGCGTTTCGTGGCAATATTACGTTTTTTAGCCTGTCATAATAATATTTCGCCATCAATGCTCACAATCCTTGGTGCTCCATCCCGCAAAACCAACTCGCGCGGTATCGTGTTCACGGATCTATTATACACAGATCGCAAATACGTTATGTTCTCCAGATTCGCCTGTTTGTCGGACTCGCCCAGCCATCGCCCCGACGGATACAGCCCGATGGCCTCCGGCGCGTCCACATGCGCCGTCTCGCCGCGATAGTCCGTGACATCACCTATATAACGATCGCACACATGTGGTCGGTTGCGTTGCAGAGTGTGGCATATCTCGTAATCCACAAGCACATCATAACCGAGCGCCAAGTCGACGACATCCCCGAAACTGTGGCCGTTGGTCATCAGGTCACGCAAAAAATCCTCGATAGTATACACGTCGGCGGGGCGTGGCAGCCCCGCACACGTCACATGTACGCGCCCCCCGACATCGACGCTGACACGTGCCTTATTCCACAATTCCACGTGTTCGACATAACGCGATGACCCCCCGCAGTCCTCTACCTCGAACTTGCCGACATGTTCCAACGTGCTCGCCATATCCGGCGCGGTGACACGCACGCGACGCATGGTGTTATCTATCGCGGTTTCGATGGCGTGATGCAACGGTTGCAGACACTTCAGCAGATCGGCATCGCTCACGTCATCATCGCAACGTATCTTAAGACTGTCCGTGTCGCCGCCCGTGACCGTGACCCGATCGCCAAAATGCCGATATATCAGCATCATGGCCATCAATAGGTGCATTCTGCTTCCCGCCACAATTCGCATGCCGTACGTGTATAGTACGCGTGGTGTTTTCGGGCGTTTTTCAGCGAAATTCTTGGAAGTGCAAACAGTGTTTTTATCGACTTCAAGTTCGCCGGTTTCCGTCACGCAATAATCGGCCTTCATGACGTCTTGCGCCTGTGTGCCATAAATGCCGTTAAATTGCCCCTTGACGGTCGAACCGTAATAGGATTGCAAAAATTTCATACTCAGTTCGCCGGTTTTCGCGTCACGCGCGATACCCTCGGGGATGGAGTCGGGAATATCGCCCACGTACGGCATTCCCTCGGTGTATCCCTTAATCAGGTTTTTAACATCGGTTTTGCGTGCAAACAGCATGTTGGATTGCAGCGTGACGTAATCCGGCGGGATTATGGTTTTCGTGGTGCTTTCCCCGTACAATACGTGCATGTCATCATATTCATACACTTGTGCGACATTCCATAATTCAATCTCGTTGACGTGCAACACGCATTCATCCGCGCTGTACAATTTGCCGAAAGCGTATACCGGATTAACGGCGCTGTCCACATAACCGTGCGCACGGATACTGTTATCCTGAGTCTTCGCACGATCGTTGTTACTGTAATCAGTATCCGCGTGCAATGTGCGGACGAATTTCGACCGAGGGCATATCGCTATACCCCACGCCGCGAAACACGTGTCTTTGCGTAGTCTCAGATTGCTAAAGCGTACGGCGACATGCAAGCCCATGCGAAAGGGGTCATCATAATGGCTCAACACGTCATCAAGCGACGTGGCCGCAACGCGTTCACAACCAATCTGCAACAATTCAGGCGGTGTAGGCGCGAATTTAACGGGTAGCCTACGCCCATTGATAAACGCGTGATGCATCGATGTCACATCCAACGACGCGACATTATCCACGACAACATTGGCCGTCTGCGCACTCGTAAACGTCAGGCCACCGCGAAAGCACGCCTTGCGTAATGCGTACGACTCATAATCCCTCGGAAATTCCTGATTGCACGTCATCTCAAAAGCACGTTGCAATGTGATCTTCTTACCACTTTGCAACGTGACGCGCCGCCCGCCGATCTCACGACGCGCCATCTGCCGCACAAGAGATGTCTTGGTCAACACGCGGCATCCCAGCATGTCAGGCGTGAGCCAATGATTAGCACGCAAAAGCCATTGCAGATATTGCGGTATCACCTGTACATCACGGCGTGCGTAGAACAATTCATCTTCGGTCAACGGCGTTTCAGGTGTGCGTACGAGCGTATAATCCCAGTCGCCCACCGCCTTGGGCAGCCCGCATGTCTCGCCCATTGCACGTAGTCCACCCATTTCCAAGTAAAACGTATCCCAAAAGCGACATACTACGTTGCCGTCAACGCATAGATCGAGCGTGTACACGCTTGTGGCCGTCTGCGCATTGACCTCGATCGCGTACGACTGCGCCAATTCCAGCATGAGAGTCTGCATATCAAACATGAGGTTATAGGCCGTGATTATCGGGACGTAAGCGTGCGCACGCCCATAGTCAATAAGATCATCAATGTACGTCAACGCTTCGGACGTGTGCCGGTAAAACCGTATATCGTCCGAAGTAGGATCGTAAGACTCCAACGATGTATCTCGCAGATCGTTAAAGATATACAATATCGGATAGGCACGTGTTTCGACACCATGCGATATATTAGTCGTCTCAGTGTCAAAAATCGCGGCTAGCCTGAAATCTTTACGCGCTGTCATCGTATTACGTCCGGCGTTACCGCTATCAACCATATCGGACTACCGCCGTCGACATCCGTATAATCCTCTAAATCTCCGATGTGCATACGCATGCGCTTAGCATATTGCAGCGCTTGCTCGTTGCGTTGCATGATAGTATCGAACAACTCACTCAATGAGTCGGCATCATAAGCACGCATGATGGCCTCCAAACGTTTCTCAGGCGGTACATCCGGGCGGTGCCATATATTTTGTGTGTACCGCCAAAATATTTTGACTTTTTCGCGACCGAGATCGCCAAACGCTGAGGGTGCCCCCTTGGATGCCATGCGCATTTCCTGCCGAAAAATATTAAGCGAGCGTCGTCGTTCGCCACGTTTTCCGCCCCCACCCTTCACAATTTCAGTTTGCCGAGCCAGCTTATCGGCGTTCTCCATCGCACGCGCGTATGCTTCGGCTCGTAATTGTTTGTTCTGGACACGTCCGACGTATGTCTGTTTCAGGGCTGTTTCAAGTCGTTGCACGTACACCATTCGTGCATGCCGTTCGCTTTCCGGCATTCGCGGTGTAATGCTCTTGCGTATCGTGTTTATCGCACGTCGCACACGTTTGCGTTTCGCCGTCAGGATGTCGGCTTGCTTGCGGGCTCTGGGCATAATACACCACCTATGATAAAAAGAGGGTGTCATAACCGGTTATGGCACCCTCATACAGTTTCAACGTTCTGTTTTTTTGTATTTCACTTGATTTCGAGAGACTTGAGGGAGCGACCGCCACCAAGCGCGGATTGCTTGACAGCAACGGTGAGACCGTCCGGCGCGTTGAAGTCAGGGAACATGTCAAAAATGTCCAAGACGCTGCGATAAATGCCCTCTGACTGACTGAAATACGTCTTGCCGTCCTTTGCGAACAGATAGACGTTTGCGCATTTCTGCCCCGTCTGGGAACGGACACCCGGAGTGACGTATGCGCCCATGACGGTCAACGGTTCATCTCCCAGCGATGCAAGCGAAGTCGCGGTGTTTCGCGCGTTGATGATGGCGCGTTTCCCGTCGAACGTGCTAACATCCATTGTGCAGATGCACCGATAGTTGTTCACAACGGCTTCCATTGCCTCATTCGTGGCATTATTCATCTGTTCAATTTCCTGTGTCATGATTGTATCCTTTTTTTGTTACTCGTTAACGTTGTCGTTGTCGTTGTCGTTAACGTTGTCGTTATCGTTGTCGCTGTCGTTGATTGGTGTCGCATGCTGAAAAAACGTCGCGGCGGGCATTTCGTAAACCGTTTTAGCTACCTTGATGTCATCCACCAATACATTATACAAACCGACCTTCATCAACGCTTTCACGGCTTGCTCAGCAGTGCGAATATTACCATCAATAATAATATATTGCCGATTGCCGTCGCGATCAACATACGTGACCTTGCTACTGGCACGCGTCTTTTTGATATTCCCCATTATATTTCCTTTTTCTTGTTTTATCAACGTTTTTTACATTGACGTAAAATATATTACACAAAAAATCGGCGCACGCAAACGCGACACGCCGACTTTAACATATTAATGTATCAATAACGCAAAACCTGACCCGGATAGATCAAGTACGGGCGACTAATCTTATTAATCTTAGCGACACGCGGCCACCCAGACCCAAAAATAGACCACAAGCACTCACCGGCCTTAACGGTATGAGTGCGCACGGGTGCGGATGCGTTATGCTTGTTCGGTCGCTTGTGCGGACGTTTGCGTTCGCCAATCGCGTACGCGTTCCACTGCCACCGGGCACCCCTGAAATAATCAAGGTCGATCGCACCGGCATAACCGGCAACACGTCCATTGCCTGTATACTGGCGCATGGCCTCGCCATACACGCCATAACGCCACGGGCGCGACTGCCAACCAGTAACGGCATTGGATGCGTATTGTGCGACCCATACCCCGCAATGACGACGAACATAGGGGCTAAGCTGCCACAAACCGCTCGCCGGTATATACACGATCGGCCACACGCGCGTACGCTCGTGCACACGACGTACCCAACGTGCAACCCATGCGCCATTGCCATACTGGGGGTTATCATCACGCTCCCAGTCCAGCACGAGCACCGCGCGGCCAACATACTTCGTCACATGATCGACGAAAAAATCAGCCTCACGACGCGCATCATTGCCCATTGCATAATGATATACGCCTACACTCTTGCCCGTGGCCGTCGCACGCACAAGCTGATAATCAGCAACCTGGCTGACACCATTGCGCAAACACGTATTGTTAAAACCGCCAACCCCCCACGTGACCCCGGCAACGACAAAATCCGCGTTAAGCTTACCAGTATCTATATTGCACTGCCAGTTGCTTACGTCAACACCGCGCATATCCGCGTTCGCGGACGGCGCAAGCACCAACAACGATACGCAAAAACATGCAATTACACTACGCAACACGCGACGTATCATCATCACCACCGTTTTCCTCCCGCAGCAAGCCTATAAGCTCCTCCGTCAACACATTATTTTTCGTCACAAGATCATTAAAATTTCTAAACGTCGTAGCAATAAACCACGCCATAGCACAACACGCCACAATCGGAAAACCAATACTACCGATCATGCTCACAACATCATTAACATTCATAATACCTCACTTAAAAAGCCGTGACGTATCAGACAATACGCCACGGCTTAATATATCATTAACGATAAACAAGTAGCCTATCCGGGAATCGAACCCGGCACGCACATCTTATAAGGATGCCGCTCTAACCACTGAGCTAATAGGCCAGCACCACACCTCACCCCGCCCACAACCCCCGCCGCATCAAATCAACAATATCACGACAATGCATAAACACATAATCAGATACAAACGTATCATATGCAAAACACTTCACACTCATACGGGCAGCAACCTTAACACGACGTTCGCCATAAAACCTATAGCCCTTGATATAGTCACATTTATTACACTTACAATACATGATTAATCTCTCTCTCTCTCTCTAACAAAGATGGGTTAGCCAATCACCTGTTAACCCGATAACCCAAACACACCGCGCCTGGAACATAAAACACGCCAGTATCTAGCACATCCCTAAACCCGTACGCATCAATGCAATCGACAAACCGAAATTCCATTAAGCAATCGGACGCAATATCGACGAAATACACGAACACATCATAAATACTATTTATGTTAAAATCGATTGAATTAGATAATGCTTTAAAATTCATGAAACTCATTTTATTTCTCCCTTATTTTTTCAATGCCATTATTAATAATTACAACATGTCAAACGAACGTAAAACTGTTGAAGACACAATTCGAGTACGCACACTCTTAGGCCAATCAGCAAAACGACGTGCCATAACAAAATCATGCGCAGCGAGATAACACAGCATCATTTCACCGGCTTCAGCACAATCCCAATAACATGCATCAAGTCCACAATCAGCAAGATAATTCTTAAATGCACGCATACAAAAACGCTT